GGCGGCTATCTGGGTTCGCCGCGCGACGGCGCTCCGGAGTGGATGAACAGCTACGAGACCCACGGCAACAAGATTACGAGCCCGATGAGCGGTGACGTGCGAGCCACCGTGACGGCCAGCCAGATCCGGGCGTTCCGCAAGACCATTCCTGCCGAGCTGCTCAGCGAGTTAGCCGCGATCGACAAGGCCGAACTCGACGAACACTGGCGCACCGCGATGTGGTGCCGCTGCCACTGGACTTACGACGGCGAGGTCCGGGCGCACAGGGACTTCATGGGGCGCGAGCACTACCACCCGACCGGGGATGAAGAACAGGCCCATATGGGCATTGTGTTCAGGCTGCGCGACCGCGAATGGGACTGCCTGGCGGCAATCCTCGGCGTCGGTGTCGAACCGGTCGGACAACTGGAGCTATTCGAGGTGTCCGCATGACCGCCCCCTACTACCACGACGACCTTGTGACCCTGCACCACGGCGATTGCCTCGACGTGCTGTGCGAGCTGCCAGACAACAGTGTCGACGCCGTGTGCACAGACCCGCCATACGGCCTCGAGTTCATGGGCAAGGACTGGGACGCGCCATGGCAAGAGTCAGACATTAACGCTGACGCAGGATTCCACGGCGGCGGGATTAGCGCCACTCGCAAACTCCCATCCTTTACAGGAACGACCAACCCAAAATGTCTACGCTGCAAAGGCACCCGACGCGGACGACGCGATGGAACCGCGAAGGTCGCGGTATGTCTCTGCCGTGATGGAGGCCAGTTTCCAAACGTTCGCGCTGTTGAGATGCAGACATTCCAACAGTGGTGCACCGCATGGGCCACCGAGTGCCTGCGCATCCTCAAACCCGGCGGCCACCTACTGGCGTTCGGAGGTTCGCGCACCTGGCACCGGCTCGCCGCCGCGATCGAAGACTCAGGTTTCGAGATCCGCGACAGCATCGCATGGCTGTACGGCAGTGGGTTCCCGAAGTCGCTCGACGTGTCCAAGGCCATCGACAAGGCCGCGGGCGTCGAGCGTGAGGTCGTTGGTCGCAAGGAAGGCCGCGCAGCACAACCTCGCACCGATATGCGCGGTGGCAATTATGGCAGTGGTACCAGCAAGCCAGCCGCCATCGACTTGTCGGCAGTCACGGCGCCGGCCACCGAGGCGGCGAAGCGCTGGCAGGGCTGGGGTACCGCGCTCAAGCCCTCATTCGAGCCCATCGTCGTCGCACGTAAACCCCTGTCCGGCACCGTGTTCGCGAACGTGCTGGAGCACGGCACCGGGGCGCTGAACATCGACGCGTGCCGGGTTGGCACGGACAAGCGAACCAATCCCGCTGGCAGCCAGTCGAGTCTGCAGCGCGTTTCGCGTGTTGAGCAGGGCTATCGCGACAACCTGACCTCATCAGTTGGTGAATCCTCGATCATGTCTGGACGCTGGCCCACCAATGTAGTCCTCGACGAGCACCAGGCCGAAGTACTCGATCGGCAGAGCGGCGTGTCCAGTAGTCGCGTCGGCAGGCCGCGGGGCGCGGCATCCGGTGCGGGCTGGGGTATGACAGCCACGGGTGCCGAGTATGACGATGCGGGCGGCGCTTCCCGGTTCTTCCCGGTGTTTCGTTATGAGGCCAAGGCGCCGACCTCGGAGCGCCCCAGCGCCGACGGTGTGCAGCACCCCACCGTCAAGCCGCTGGACCTGATGCGGTGGCTGGTGCGGCTCGTGACCCCGATCGGCGCGGTCGTGCTGGAACCGTTCGCCGGCAGCGGCACGACCGCCGAGGCGTGCGTGCTGGAGGACCGTCGGTGTATCGCGATCGAACGCGAGGCCGACTACTTGCCGTTGATCGTGTCCCGGTTGCGTAAGCCGTTACAGCAAGGGCTATTCGGGCTGGAGGCGGGCGCATGACCCGCACCCCCGAAAGCTCAGCCGCCTACCGCGACGGCCGGTGCATCGACTGCCTGACCAAGCCGCACAGCCCCGGTCGGCCGCGGTGCGAGAAGTGCCATTCGAAATTCAGAAGGGGTGAGTGATGGGCGACAAGACCGGCATCGAATGGACCGATGCCACATCAGGCTGCGGTCTGCTCCAGCAGATCCATCACGGGCGAATCAACGGCCAGCGCATGCGCGATCAAATCCCAAGCGTCGAGGGTCATGCGATCGATCCAGGGCAGCGGATCGGAGTCCTTCTTGCTGCTGTTGCACGACGGACAAGCGGGAACCATGTTGCCGTAGACCGTCTTTCCGCCCATGGCGACCGGGATCACGTGGTCCAGGTGCTCGGCAGGTCGGCCGCAACTGTAGGCGCACAGGCCGCTGGTCGCTTCGAAGAGTGCCGCCCGGGTCTCCGGTCCTACGTGGGTAACACCGCGACGACGGGCCGCGGCGCGTCCGCGGTACGGCGCCGGGTTCGCCCGGTACTGCTCACGCCACGCTTCGTTGCGGTGCGTGCGACACAGACCGCCACGGACATCGCTCGCAGACAGCCAGTCTTCGCACTTGCTGCACCATGCTTCACCCCGAGCGCGGGCTGCGCGACGTTCAGGCTTGGTCGGACCGGGCGCGGTTCGTCGGAACGACGCCCGGCATTGCGCCGCGAGCCCGTCCCCGCGGGACCGGTCCGCATTGAAGTCCTCCCGGGCATGCCATTCGCGGCAGGCTCGGCACCACTTCTGACCTGCGTCGGTGCGGGCCGCGTAGTCCTCGACCGAGATCCCCAGGCGCGTTGCAGCGGTCTTCATCGCCCCAGCCTTGCTGCCCATCGGCCCATTCTCCCGCACGCCGCTGACAAGGAGTTCTGATCATGTCCGACCGCACGAAGATCGAGTGGACCCGCAGCGACGACGGCACGCCCGGTGCCACCTGGAATCCGGTCACCGGCTGCACCAAGTTGAGTCCGGCCAGCCCCGGGTGCCAGAACTGCTATGCGTCGACATTCGCTGAGCGATTCCGTGGTGCACCAGGCCATTACTTCGAGCGCGGGTTCGACGTGCAGCTGCGCCCCGAGAAGCTCGACCAACCGATCCGGTGGCGCAAGCCCAGGCGCATCTTCGTCAACAGCATGTCCGACCTGTTCCACGACGACGTGCCCACCGACTTCATCGCGAAGGTGTTCGCGATCATGGCGCTGGCGCCACAGCACACGTTTCAGCTGCTCACTAAGCGTCACGGGCGGATGGGGGCACTGTTGCGAGACGGCGAGTTTCAACAGCAGGTCTACGACGCATGGGGACAGCTGGAGATGCCGAAGGGGCGCCCGTCGATGGAGGACTGGCCGTGGTCCGGCTGGCCACTGCCCAACGTCTGGTTGGGAGTGAGCGCCGAGGACCAGAAGCGCGCCGACCTCCGCATCCCAGCACTGCTCGACACCCCCGCCGCCGTCCGGTTCATCAGTGCTGAGCCACTGCTCGGACCGATCGACCTCTCCCGGTTCGTGGAGGACGATGGCGAGAAGTTCGACCTTCCGCCACTGAGTTGGGTGATCGTGGGCGGCGAATCCGGCCCCGGCGCAAGGCCGATGCACCCCGACTGGGCGCGATCGTTGCGCGACCAGTGCGTCGCGGCCGGTGTGCCATTCCTGTTCAAACAGTGGGGCGAGTGGGCACCCAACCAACATCCCCCGCTCCGTGCATGCGTCTGTGACTGGTACGACGGACGGGAGGCTGACATCTGCCGAAATGATCCTTGCCGCAAGCTGTCCAAGCCGCCGTATGTAGATGATCCACGAGCACAGATGCAACGTGTCGGCAAGAAGCGCGCCGGGCGTGAGCTGGACGGGCGCACGTGGGACCAGTACCCCGAGAAGGCGGTAGCCCAATGACGACCGTCTGGTTCGTTTCGGACCTGCATATCGGGCACGCGCTCGTCGCTGTGATCCGGGCGGAGCGGGCCGGTATCGCCCTGCCGGCCAATCCTGCGGATCGGCAGCTTGTGGCTATCGAGTGGCATGACCGGACTTTGGCGGAGAAGTGGGATGCCGTCGTTCACCCCGGGGACCAGGTATGGGACTTGGGGGACAACAGCTCTGGG